TGCAGCTCTGACCTAACGTCGCTAGGACGTTGTGCTGACGCACACCCACCGCACATCATATGATGTGCGGCTACTCAGGACAGATCCACCCCTGCGAAGGGGTGGGTCTAGATGGGATAAACTCCCATCGCACCCGGGAGCGTAGCTTTGACCACTACGCATAGAATGATCCCGGCTGCCTTCAATGAAGTATTGAAGAAGATCTGTCCATGAGTTCCGAAGAGCCACTCGCCGCTCACTGCGCGAAACGATGAGTCGGACCTTCCATTGCTGGAGGTTCCGATCCCAACGTCGCTTCCCAAATACTGGGGAGTGAGACAGAAACGTGGCTCGTCGGAGGCCCGGCAACGGGTCCTTGGACTTTGGTAGGAAACCAAAGTGGGTCCTTGGGATCTGGTCTTCTATGGCAGAAGCTAGATTCCAATATCCCTTATGATATGCGTTGTTACGCACATCGACCAAGGACGACAGTTGCTTCACCGGCACACTCGAAGCGAGAGTCCGTACATAAAGAGGTGTAACCTCCGTCCGTTTAAAGACGTCCATCCCGCACGATTCCTTAAAATCGTTCGAGAAGGATTTAGCACGGTTAACCTTCAACCCTAAGGTTTGCAAGGTTGCTTCGAGTGTTGCACGTGCGTATTTGGGGACGATGATGTCGTCTCCAAAGACCTGGATGCGATGGTCTTCAATCTTAAGGGTACTTTTTAGGGCACCCTTGGGATGAGAACCATCGTACTTCCCATAGCGCTCATAAAGAACGCTGGCAATCGCTGCGATAGAGTAGCAGATCGATTGAACTGGGAAGGTGACCGCGGATCCCTGAGGAGCAAACTTCTTTAGTTTGATTATCCCGTGGGTATCACCAGTATCGCAAAACTGAGTCCTCGTAGCTCTGAGAGCTTCAAGGATAAGTGGTGCGTTCTGAAAGACGGCCTGCACGAGTGTGCAGGTGAGTCTATCAGAAGCTGATGATAGGTCGATGGTAGCCACATCATCGTGGCAGAGAAGAATCTCCCGTGATCTCATTTGATCGCGGAAAGAAATTACTCTTGATAGCATAGAGCTATCAACCATCTTCCGTAGCAGCACCATCAACGCTTGTTGACAGTATTGCATCGCGGTCGGTTCGGAAGCGATAACACGCGGCTTGTTTAGCGTTTTTGGAACGCAGACAAGCTTGCTATGCGGGTTGTCGCCCCAGTGGTCTGGCAGTGAGTCATCTGAACAATCGCGCAGATGACCTGCCCAACCATTGGCTGGAAACACCAGACAAAGGTGTTCTGGCCAACAAGGGAAGATATACTTGTCTCCCCTGCTGGGTAAATCCGAAACAGCTCCAGGTCCGTGCTTGGGTCTAACACTTTCAAGCATCTCCCAGTGTCGCGGAAGATCCGCGACGAGGTAGGGGGTGATTGACTCCATCCATCTGAGGGTGTGATAAACACGCCGATCAGAATTAAAAGGAAGGTAATGATCGCATAGGCGAAGCCTATACGAACCGTTACCGTCCCAATAAGTTGGAGGATCCGGTATTTGCGAATCAAGGACCACAAAGTCCTCAATTGCAAGACGTTTCGCTTCATCGCTCGACTCCATTTCTACCTTTTTAAAGAGTAGAAGAAAGGATCGGGTTGCTTGAACGAGGTCAGGATCAAGTGTGGCCAGATCAGTATCAGCGCGAGCTGAGAAAGTCTGGTTGATAAGCACCGAGAACAGGTGCTTACCGCCCTTTTTCTTCAGTGACTGAGGATAGAGGTCCCATTGGAAGTATCCCATCTCCAGCGCATGCTCGTAAAGCTTGCACAAGGAGGGGAGGTCTTCCATAAGGATACTCATTCCACGTGATGATGCACGTTTGCATACATCACTGATGTCATGAAGAAGCAAGCACGTAACACGATTTCCGAGGAGCCACTCCCAGTCTCTTGCGAGGGCTGCGAGTAGCTTTTCGGCGGTGCCGTGCTCACCAGGTTTTGTAGACATGCGAGGTTCCTTATAGGATTAACGTCGCGTGTCCCCTTTGATCACGACATCTTCCAGTCCGTCGCTTAGCTGCGGCGGGCGAGGAGGATGTTGACGTTCTCATCGATCAAGAAGGAATCGAGTGCCTTCTTGACCTTGAGGGAAATCCCGTCGTTTTCGATGCCGACATTCGTCTTGATGACAGAATGCGACACCGTTTGTCGGCTGAGGGTGTTGACACCATCGACAAGAGCGTACTCATCGTACGTCAGCTTGGCGAGGTGACTCTCAACACCCCCACCCGGTTTGGACGGGAAGGTGTGCTTCACCTCGAGGGTGAGCACGTTGCCGAGGAAGTCCGAACCCTGAAACATCCCGGTATAACCGGTCTGCGTCAGGCGATTCAGGACGATCGCGGCGCCGTCATAAGTGATCGTGAGGGAATTGGCGAGCATGAGGTGTCTCCTATCGAGCTCTTGTTTCAAAAGTTGGAAGTGTCCAGTATGGGCACTTCAATCGCGTCGCGCGAGATCTCTACGATGCCCACCCAAAGACAAGGCAAGAGCGCCAAGTGTTTGGATTTGGCCCGAAGAGAGGATCGGCGTTAGACCTGGTAACTGTGGGGTTGGATTAGGATGGATACTTCTTCTCTGATCGAGAAGGGTCCATCTTCCTTGGGATACATTCCCGCCGGACCAACCCTCTTGTCGCGAGGTGGGATATACTTTCCCTCTCGTCTCTGTCTCAACACACAAACAAAGAGACAGAACACGGTAACCTTTTATACGGTTACCTCCGAACGCACGCAAGTACTCCTGGATATTGACGAAGTAGTCAATAAACCAAGACCAAGGCATGAGTTCGTATAGTGTGACAAGAGTACAGTCTGTGAGGAGCAAGCGACGGATAGCCGATGTATCTGGCTTTTCCGGGGGCTTAAGTTTATTCTGTTCGATAACAGAAGTCTTAACAGCCCAAGCACGCCTCGTCGTAGTTTTCTCTTTCTGGAGCCACCAACCATGGAGGAATCCAGGATAGAGAGTCTGCGACGAGTTCCGAGTCTCGTGACCGAGACTCAGTCGCTCCTTTACAGGACCCTGCGTAAGCTTCTCTATCTGCTTCATCCGAGCGTCAATACTGTCCGTCATGTTCAACAACGAACGTATGTCGCCCAGAAGAGGCTGAACGCCAAAGAGATAGGCGATCGGCACATCCTTCCATTTCGGGTTGGATATCAGAGTAGAGAACAGTGCTGGCAACTCCCGTAGTTCGTAAATGAACGCGAGGAGATCGATGGCAGGGTTCCCGGGATTATTCTTCACCAAAGCGGCGTTGATATAATCTTCGGGAGCCCCGGTCATCGACATGCCCAGATGATCAAGCGAAGCATCGCCATACTCGATCGGATAAACGATCGTACGTGTATGGCCATACTCATAACTTGCTCGTCCAGGGGTCAGCAGCAGGCAGGTGCCATGAGCCAAGACAGGAGTTGAGTCAAACTTAGTATGACTCAACAACTGATCACCATAAGGAGGAGATGACACATAATCGTGCATCAACTCGAATCTGGTGAGGCACTTATCCTGAACTTCCCGGCTACTATATCCCCACCAACCCCAATCCGGTCCCGGTTTGCTCCGGAACTGGAAAGAGGAGGAGGCGACATAGTAAGACTGGCGAGTTCGGGTTCGTGCTGTCATGATATGGCTCCAGGTCTACTAGAGGCTTCTAAGGAAGTACAGCGATTTTGTTTTCGCTGTATGCGTGCCCATAGAGGGC